TTGCATCATTTTTGCTCCTATCAAAAATCAAATCCGGCGCTTATCTGGCCTTTTTCGCGTCAAAAGCGCTGGCGGTGTCGGGGCTCGCCATGTCCGACAATGTTGCATTAAAAGCGCGGATACGGCCCTAAAAACAGATCGCCAATTGCTCGACGCTATTTGAAACTTAACGCGGGGCGGCGCTTAGTCAACCAAGTTGCTTTATCCCGCTAAGAAGCCTTAAGATCGCCTGCAAGAATAGGGGATGGCGAAATGAAATTCAAAAAAGGCGACAAGGTTGAAAAGGGAATTATATATTTTAGTCCCTTGACAATCGCGGGGGAGTCAGATACCTTGTTTTCAACAACAAGGGAGCTACGCAAATGACCACCGCCCAAAAGAAAGAGAAAATCCTCTCCGCCATCGCTTCTCGCGGATGGTTCACTGCCGAGTGCTACTGGAATGAAGCCTGCGAACTTCGCAACGCTGGACTAGTCCAGCTTAGCGAGCGTTTCTCCACGGGCGGCAACCGCAAGCCAGTATGGGTGAAGGCATGAAAAAGACAGATGAAGAGAACACATTCTATAATGACCCTGCTCTAATAGAGTGTCGCGCTCAGATAGATAGAGCCTTGGGCGGCCTTAATACGCTGCATCTAGGCCCACTCGATTACAATGTTGCAACGACTGTCGATAATTTGCTCGCGGCGGTCCGCCTTTTGGAAGAATTCGGCAGGAGGAATGCGCCATGAACACATTGGTAAATGACGGCAAATTTCTGACAGTTGCGGCAACGCCCACGGCGGAACAAGCGGCTGAAGCGCGGGCTCCGATAGGGGTTAGCGACCAAGCAATGACGGGAGCGTGGCGCGTTATTATCGGGCGCGTGCCTGACCGATACGTAGCCTACTACTATCATGATAACGATGATGCGCGCTTGAAGGTGGCGCTGACGGCTCGAGCCGAACGCTGGATTGCCGCCCATGAAAGGTGACCTGCGCTTGCGTCAGTCTGATGATTTGGAGCTAGTTGAACGTATGGCGGAAGCAGGGTGGAACGCCAATCCAGGCAGACCCGCCGCTCTGACTTGGGCGTGTCGGGAAAGCGCATTGATGCGCAAGGAGGCTTACGAACTCCGACAAATGATGCAAGCCGCGCTGCGGGTTGTTCACGCCGCCTACGCCCGAGATCAAATCATCTGAGTTCTGAAGGGAAATAGGCCATGAGCGTTATCCCCTGCCACCGAGGCGGCCATCTCTGCAATTGGCCCATATGCCCACAGGATTGCGACGGCAGACTTGGAGCGGATGCGTATTCAGCAGCCTTAGACCGTTTTGCACCTAACGACGACAGGCAATGCGCCGACTGCGGCTATCCCGTAGGAGATCGGCCGGTTTTTCTCGGTGGCGTTTGGTTTTGCGCGACGTGCAATCCCGCGATTTCTCATTTTGGTAGAGACATGGAATCATGAGTAAATCAACAATATCCACCTTCGAACTTTTTGCGATGTTCCCCGACCAAGATGCCGCTCGCTCATATTTGGAGGAGCGGCTTTGGCCGAATGGTCCGCGCTGTCCTGTCTGCGGCCTTGGCGAGCGGATCACGACCCGCAAGGGCGGCTTCTATCGCTGCAACCAGTGCAAGGAAGACTTCACCGTCCGCACCGGAACGGTTTTCGAGCGTTCGCACGTCCCGCTGCATAAGTGGGTTTACGCGATGTATTTACTCGTCACGGCGCGTAAGGGCATTTCGTCAATGCAACTCGCGAAGGAAATCGGAATCACGCAAAAGTCCGCATGGTTTGTGTTGCACCGCCTCAGAGAAGCTTGTGGGAGCGATCTCGAAAAGCTCCAAGGCATTGTCGAAATTGATGAAACCTATGTTGGCGGAAAAGAAGCCAACAAGCATGAGCACAAAAAGCTCAAAGCGGGACGCGGCACAGTAGGAAAGACTGCTGTTGTCGCAATGCGTGAGCGCGGCGGCCGCATGAAGGCAATGCCCGTCGAAGACGCCGATATGGCGACGCTCCACACGAAAATTCATCAGAATGTGGAAGTCGGCTCGACGCTCCACACTGACGAGGCAGCCGTCTATCGCGGCCTTAACGGCCTGTTTTTCGACCACGAAACCGTCAACCATAGCGAAGGCGAATACGTCCGAGACGACGTGACCACGAACGGCGTCGAGAGCGTCTTTGCGGTCATGAAACGCGGGATCATTGGCGTCTATCACCATACCAGCAAGAAGCATCTAGGCCGCTACGTCGACGAATTTTCCTTCCGCCTGAACGAAGGCGACGTAAAGCGCCACACGCTACAGAGGCTTGATAGCTTCATTGACGGCGTTGCAGGCAAGCGCCTGACTTATAAAGCTCTCACGCATTAGGAGCACCCATGAAACCCGATCACAAGAAGGCGCTGGATGCCGCTGCGGACAAGGTTTTGGCGTTCCGCCCGAAGCCAAAATCAGAGCCCGCGAAAGCGCGAAAACTACGAAAAGCCAAGATCATACGCGAGGAAAAAGGACGTGAGGGAGTGAACTATATAATTCCCGTTGAAAAGGTCGCTGGATACCGCTTTCCAGGCATCGTCGTGAGCGTTTACGAGACGCTTTCCGGCGAGGTCCGCTATGACGTAGAGGCGGATAACCCGGACTTCGCGGGGATGCTGCATATCTTCTCGGAAACTACCTTGAAGGCCCGCACCGAGATTGCCCCATCGCCTCCACCACCCAAAGATCAGAGGAACGAGATTGCTGATCGAGTCGCAGACGCGATTATGGCGGAGATTCCGACAATAAGCGTGCGTGAGGCTAAATCCGCAGCGCTAGCGGCGTTGCACAGTATAAGGGAACCGTCCGAAGAAATGACAGCGAAGGCCGCTCTCTGCTCCGGTATAGCAAAGTCTGTTCCGTTAATATGGACGGCGGTGATTGACTACGCGCTAGACCCCGGAAAGCCATTTCCTTAGTCAAACAAATCCCGTATAGCATTCATTGATCGACGTTTCGCTCGGCGTAGAGTGTATGTAATTCTACGCTGCGCTAAATGGTGTTGTTTATCCTGTGCAAGATGACATCTGGGACAGAGCGCCTTTAGATTTTTCCAGGTATTATTTCCTGGGTTGTTATCTAGATGGGCTGTCGATAGCCAAATTGTTTTCATCTTAATTCGGTCTAGCGCCGGGAATACGGCCCGTCTTCGTCCGCGTTCGTCGCGCCATAGGCCAGCGTCAGCATCCCACCAATAGCCGTCTACTTGTACGATAAGCTTACCGTGCGGCCGCTTGCACGCTTCGCACTTTCCTTTCGCGCGGCCGAAGCGTATTTCACGCGAAAGTTCCTTCCAATCAATCGGGTAAAAAAACCTCAGCGATTTCTTGATCGGCATTTCGATCACTTTAATTTATGTATCGCGGATATTGCGTTTCTAAAAAAGAAATCAGAAAACAAGTTGCGAAGGTCTGGTGCTGGACTCGGATCGTATGGCTCAATAGCTTCGTCGAATAAATGCGTAATCCGATTGCAAGTGTTTTCGCCGCTACGAAGGCTAACGATCATACGGAAATCGTCAAACATACTGCGACGTTCCGTCGATGGGCCTATAAGGCGCGCTTGCCATTGCTCGATTGTAAAACCATCCGTTAGCGGGTGACATATCCGACAAAGCAAGACGAGGTTGTCTGAGGCGTCCGCGCCACCGTCACAATGCGCGATGATGTGAGCCCTTTGCGTTTTTTGCTTAAAACGGCAAAACATACAATCATCAAGCTGCCCGTCATAACCGGCCGCGCTCCAATAGGCGAATATCTGGTGTTTCGTTGGCGTTGAGTTCGTATTGCGGCCCATCACGCGCTCTCTCTTAGTTGATCCAGAACCTTTTTGACGGCCATATGGCTGATATTAAAACCGCTAGCGGCGGCGATATCACGAAGCGACTTTCCAGCGGCCCGCATAGCAACCATGCGAACGATTGAAGCCTGCTCAGCCTCGTCTGGAATGAGCCGCTTTTTCTTGGCTTCTACGATGATGTGATATCCGAAGGGACGCGCGCCGCCGAGAAAATGCCCGCGTTCTTTTTGGTCGGCTTTTACTTGACTGATGCGCTCGCGAATCCTGTCGCGCTCGGCCTCGGCGAAGGCGGCGGCTATTGTGAGAAACGTCTTGCTAAAACCATTGGCCGCCATGTCGCCACCTAAGTCGAGAAGGTGAAGAGTGACGCCTTTCTCTTTCAGGCGCGCGACAATCTGCAACGCGTCGAGCGCGCTTCGGAACATACGGTCTAACTTGGCCGCAATAATTATATCGCCGCGCTGGATTCGTGCGACCAAGGCGCGGCCAATCGGCCGCTGGTCAATTGGAATTGAGCCAGAGACTCCTTCCTCAATCATAATGTCGGTTACGTCGAAAGCGTGCATGTCCGCATACCCTCGGATCTGGCGCTGTTGAACGTCAAGGCTCTCGCCGAACTTCGCTTGTCGCCCCGTCGAGACTCGACAATACCCAAAAATCGCCATTTTCCCCAGCCCCCGCTGTGTAAACGCGCAAACGCCTTTACGATTTTTGATTTGCGCCGTAAGCGCCTTTTAGCGCCTTGCCAAACTTGCCCGCAAAACCCTTTCCCGAACCTTACAAACCCCTCTTGACAAGCCGTTAAGAATCATCCTCGCGACTCGCCGTCAAGCTTCTTTTATCGCTTTAGATTATGCTTGCAATAGCTCTTTATAACGAGCTATAACGCTAACTGACGAAAGCGACTCGACGAGGGGAACCATGCCAGCGAAAGCTGAAAATCACGATCCGACCGCGCCGAGCGCGTTCGCAAAATCCATGCTGCGGCTCCCGACGTTCGATCTCGCGCAAATGCGCAAGACGCTCGCGCTCAAGCTCGCGGCCATCGACGCGGAGCTAGGCAAGCGCGGCGAGGCGACGACAACGACCTTGGGGGCAAAAACATGAAAGTTATCACTTTTGCTGCGCAAAAAGGCGGCGCCGGAAAAACGGCGTTCGCCCAGCATCTTAGCGTTCTTGCCGAGACCGGCGGCGCCAATGTCTTGCTTATCGATACCGACCCGCAAGGCTCGCTCAACGCTTGGTATCAGTTGCGCGGTAGCGGGACGCCGATACTTATCAAGTCAACCGGAAAAG